AGTTGTCGATGTTGGGAGTGTACTGGATCTTTCTGTAAAGCACCCTTGAGTAGAATCAGAACCAACGTTCGCCATTGCACTAATTGCGAACGAGTCACCAGACCGAAAAGCAGAACTAAAAGTTATTGTATAAGTTCCTGTAGTCACTCTAACTATGCTCGTTATACCTACGCTCTCATAAACTGTAACCGTTCCATCATCAGTAAAAGAAATAAATGCTTGCTTCGATGAGTAAGGACTGGATTCGCCAGCAGCTTTTTGGGACCACACTGGCATTAGAACTCTCCAATTTTTGCTTTGATTTTTGCTCTCTCTGTTTTGAATTTAGCAATAGCTTTGTTATCGCCATTAACCATATCCAAGACCGCATCAATAAAATCCGAAGTCTCAAGAGCATTCAATTCAGATGTTAACTTTTCTTTTGCATAGCCAGTACCCGCATCAACAACAGCCTCAACCGATTCAGGAGCAACGTAATCTAGTATCACAGCCTTTCCAGAATCGACCTCGCCTAGAATCTTAAGGTACATTTTATTACCCATATCTTGAGGCACAGAATACTTCCCAGAAACTACCGATCCATTAAAATTTATTTTATATTCTTTCATTTTATAATTCCGCTGTTAGTTCGACAGTAGGTGTTGCATTGAATGAAAACCCATAGAAAGTATCAGCAACAATTCCAGCGTTAGATGTTGTAAAGACCAAGCTAGTGCTACTCCTAGACGTAATAGACGTAGTATTGGTAGCTCCCGTAGCTGTTCCATCGTACCTAAAAGTTTTATTTGTAACCGCAGATGATAAGGATGATGTTGGTGTGACCCTCATCTCAGGAAAAAGTACAGGAGGACCGTTAACTTCATTTCCAGAGATACCAAGACCAGAAAAACTATCATTTATTGTAAATATTTGAAAATACCGCTTGCACCTTGCCAAAACATCACCATAAGATCTTCTCGGGAATGACCACCCCGACCTTGCTGGTCTAAGAGAAACATCGGCAACATACATACTACCAGTAAAGTTTGTTGAACCTGTCCCTCCTTGAGCAGCTTTAAGTGTCGATCCTATTTGTTTTAAAAAGTTTAATGATAGATAACTTGTTAAAATCGATGTCCCTATAGTTTTGCCAGATATTGATGGTACAGTAAAAGTATATTCATGCCGCACCCATGATGTAGTAATAGCAATATCAGTAGGAACAACAGCGTCAACTGTCGTCGAAGGAGATCCGCCAAGCCCAAAATATTGCCTTAAGTTATAACCAACAGTCCCGCTTCCAGAGCCTTTAAGATAAAAACTCAAAGTGACTTCTTGACCAGCAAGAGTACGAACATCTTCAATTCTTTGCTCAAAAGCAACAACTTCAGAATCGCTTCCGCCAGAAACAGTACCCGCAATAGAAGCATAATATCTAGGCTCGTTAGGGACATCAATTTGCCCGATAGTAAAAGCAACTCTATCCATCGCCTCACTACCCAGTGACCCACCATCAACACCAATAACATACCGCCACATATCGAGATAATAGGCAGAGGTCGTAGAAGGCGTATTAGTTTCATTGCCTCGCTGGTTAACAATAAAATCACCATTAATAACTACATTCTCAGTGCTTAAATTCTTGTCTAATTCCCTAACCGCTATCCATCGACCACCGCCAGTGGTAGGTGTAATGTAATTCTCATCGTCTGCCGTATCAGTGGCCCCTGACGAGTAATAGTAATCCATAGCATTACCGTCACCCTGAGTCGCCCCGCCTTCCGTAGAAGCAGAGGTAATAGTGGTGACATCTAAAGCTTTCAAAGCCGTAACATTGGCAACGACTGTACGCTGGCTAACCGTAGTGGGAGCCAAGGTGAATGCAACTTCAGTAGTGCCAGCAGTATATGTACCGCTGAATGAAGCCATATAAATTGTATTATTCGTAGATTCAGTAACAAGAATACCGCTTATAACATCATTAGCAGCATTGAAATCAGTGGCCCTAGTCCATGCGCTTGCAGAAACAGTGTAAATACCATTCTCACTAGCATCAGTCTGAGAACCAGCAAGAATACGATCACCAGCAACAACGGCCTTAGTGGTAACAGTGCCGCCAGTGCTAACCGTTTGCTCTCCAGAGAGAGTTATATTAGCCGAGGTACGACATACCACTGGAGCCTTGATCCCCTCTTCTGGTGCTGTACCTGTCCTGCCCTGAAATGAACTCGGCATTCTTATTCTCCGCCAGTGACTACTAAGGTCCATGTATCAGTAGAACCCGCGCCACTAGCCATCGTAGCGATAAAGCTTTTAGCATTTACAGGCCCGACAATCCTTGCTTCTGGCTCTCCAGCAGTGGCTAAATTAATAACCATAGCAGATCCATCAGCCTCATAAACAGCCTGAGCCGTAGAATTTGAAGGGGTAGTGCAAGTTATAGTCACGGTTCCTCCAGTGTAATTGCCAAGGCCAACCAGTTCTAGCTGGTGATAAGCAGGATTCCCTCCAGACATTATCTTTCCATCGCCTTCTATCGTGGACGTTGCCGTACCATCAGTAGCGGTAGAGCTGCTAGATACTGGCAATCTTGTAAATTTGTTCATTTTCTTTCTCCGAGTTTGTCAAATTATATATCTATTTCTCTCTATTTCATACCATCATCACCACTTACAGGTGCTTGGTAAATCTCTCTGAAAAGCGTATATGGACCTGTGATACGATTATCTTCATCATATTCGCTGTAAGCATCAATCCAATCAAGAACATTAATACCAGTACCACTAGCAGGGACTTTAACCAATGAAGTAACTGCATCAGCGATATCCGCTGCGGTCTTTGTTGCACTTTGCTTATCCTCTGAATATTGTGTTAATTCTTTATATATATCCTTTCCAGCACCAAATGAATCCGCAAGAGGAGAGCTAAGTGTATAACCTTTCACGCTAGACAAAGCATCCCTGATAACAGGAAACATACCAAAACCAAACTCGACTGTATTTTCAGAACTCCATTTCAAAAACCACAGCCAGAAGGCATCTCTCTCAGATTCATCGTTATCATCGCTCCATAAATCGTAGTCAAAGTCATTAGATACCGCAGCAGCTATATTGGCTGCTAAGTAAAATGTTCCTATCATATGCCAGAATTTAGGATTAATTGTTCCGTTTATTGTTTGGAATCCCTCACCAGCCTTATAAGCAGTCTGCAAAGGAGTAGAGTTAAACCAAGATGCAAACATAGTAAAAGGTTTTAGCATCTTATTGGCGCTAGAATAAAACAATCTACCAGTATGGAGATCTTCGCCAGAACTAACAGATTCAGCAACACTGGTATCAGCAGCTATAGCGGCCCTCGAAGAGTCTCCATGCCTTATAACTTCCGACTCATATTTCGCCAACCATACTGGATAAGACAACATAGCATCAAGTGTAATCTGAGGAGCAAAACCGTATCTCTCAAACATGGACCAAGCAAGTCTAGCCTCAGACTCGCTGGTTATATCCTTCAATTCTTGAGCAACAGTTCTGGAATATTTTACTGATCTCTTAGCCATCTCTGGAGATAGGTTATTAACATAATCTACCATATCCTTTCTCTCAGCCTCGTCTGCTTGAGCAAACCGTTGAGATGCATTAATGAATTGAGCAGTGCCAACCTCATTCAATGCTAGAGGTAATGTGCCGCTTGTTTGCATGGCATTCTTAACAGAGTATTGCAAGTATTTCGCAGAAGCTGTACTAAGAAGATACGAAAGAAAATCACCGAAAGTCTGCTTATCTGCCGTTTTGTTAGTAACAAGATCCTCAATACTTCCTAAAAAGTTTTTTTTTCTCGTAATGATTCCTTGAAGGTCATCGCCTATATTTCCGTATGCAATAAAATGGATAGTATCTTCAATTGCCCTTTCTATACCGCCAAATCTAAGATCAACTCTTTTGCCGCCAGAACCCACGCGAGATTCAAGAGAGCCTAGCTTAGAAGGAACAACACTCATCGCCCCCTTTTTAGATTCAGCATCAGTCTCAAGCTTTTCCTCTTTGCTATCGTAATACAATCTTGCATAGCCACCCGACATCTCAACACCGTTGATCATGAAAGGCTTGGCTTGTATTTTCTCAGGAAGAATGCCGAAGCGCTTAAAAGCAACTGGAGTTAATTGATCCCAGAGTATTTCATTTATTTCCCAAATCTTATTGACCAAGCCTAGCTCGTCATCTGTCATCGATTTTAATATAGCGTCTGCATCATTCTGAGTCATGCCTTCTTCATAATAATCATCATCAAGCTTGCCGTTCTTGCTTCGATAACCTTCAAACAATGCCGCTGTGTTGGATTCGTTGCCCATGTTTGCCGCGAATATAATCTTCTGCTCAGAAGTGAATGCTATTCTCGATCCATTCTCAAGCGTATAATAAGTCTTATAGACATTATCCAAGTTTATCTTGGGCGAACCCTTCATGATTTCTTTTATTTTGTCGTGCGTATATATAGCAATCTCATTCTTCTTGCTGTTAGCTTTATGAATTGGCATATAGACAAGGCGATACATAACACCATCATCACCATCCCAATCATTATCAAGCTTCCTCACCATGTTTCTTATTGTAATTAACGAGTAAAATGTTTCCTGTAAATTAACAGCATGACCATCACTACTAAACTGGACATCTTTTCTCCAAAGACCACTTATCCTGCCCTCCGTACTATGTCCAGCTATTCTCTCTGAATCTTCTCCGCCATTCTCTTTAATGGATTCCAATGCTTCCGCCGCATCTTTTTTCTTCTCAGCTTTTTTGTCGCTAGATACTTCACCGCCAATTTTTCTAAGCCTAGCTATCTGCTCATATACACCCTGCAATTCATCTGCCGTTAACTGGTCGAATGTAGGAAGAGTATAATTAGGAAGCGTAACGTCCTCACCTTTACGAGAAGCTTCGCGTTTGGCCGCTAACAATCTGGAAAGATTCACATCAACAAGCTCCTCGCCCATTAACACTTTACCCTCTGCATCTTCTTCTAAAGATAGTTGTGTTTCATACCAGCCAACAATATCAAGGCCAGTTTTAACCCTAGCTTTTGATCCAGCCTTAAGCCTCATATCATAAAGATTAGAGATGAGTTTTATCTGTCTTATTACTTGAGGATCGATCTCGGTATTTTTAAATTCTTTATCCTGAACGCGCCTAACATACTTTCTCCAGCTTTCCATTTTACGCTTCATCTCTGTAGCTTCTTTGAAAAGATAGTGCATCATCAATTGCTCAGTCTTAGCCGCCAATCGTTCTTCGTCAGTCTTGGCCTCGCCTACTTTTCTTGCGGCTTTCTGACCAGCAAAATAATATTTGTTGGGCTTGATTTCGTTATAACCTTTAGCGCCAATGATCTCCTTGGCTTGAAGCTTCATTCCATCTCTATCGTAAGAAGACTTTCGTTTATTTATTTTTTTAATCTCACCAAGCAATTTCTCTTCGTTAGCAGAATTATGCATAGCCTCAAGAACCATCTCTTTAATAGCATCATCACTAAGCAAATCACCATGCCTATCAAGCATCTCTTGATGAGCCATATCCTCCGCAGCCTTCTTGGGAGAAGAAAGAAAAGCGATATCATGTATCATTTCTTCTACGCTATTGTATCCATACATCTCAGCTATCAATGAAGGATCAGCACCGCCAATCTTAGATATGGTCGATACAAACTTTTCTATATGAGTTTTCTCCTTCTTGGCATCGCCTTGTGCAGTCTCAGCTCTGGCATCCAAGAACATCTCAGTACCTTGCGGAGTTCTAACATCTACGCCAGATAACTCTTGGAAGACAAGCTCAACAAGCTCATTGATACCAAACTCAGAAGGTCGATCTTCAATACCCTCATCATACAAATCACCGAAACCTTCGCCTTGAGCAACATCAAAAAATTCATCTGGAGTCATGCCAGAATTTTTGCGGAATATAGGAAAACCCCACAACTTAGTATTTTCAGTCTTGTCTTTTAATATAGCTGGATCAATGCCCTCCTTCTCCCAAGCAGACATATCAAGACCGCCTTTCTTAGAAGCTATCATCAACAACGAATCCATAGGCTTAACAACTTTGTTGGCTTTAGCCTTTTGCTCCTGCGTTAATGGTATCGGAATACCTAAGCCCAACCTAAGTGAATTGAGATCGAGTTTATGCTCTTTAAGCAAAGCTCTTAACTTGTACCTCTCATCATTTTCTAGCCTTTCAGTTTGCTCCTCAATAATCTCCTGCTTTTCATCCTGCCATTTTTTCTCTGCCTGTTTTTTGACAACAGCCATTATTTTTTTATCTACAGATATTGAAGCTTTCTCCTTAACTTTCTCAGTAGGATTCTCCTCAGTCTTAGCGCCCTCATCTAAAATCTCAGACTTAAACGCTTCGCTCTCAGAAACTTCATTTATCTCTTCCTCTGTCGCAAGCATTCTATCAAAGAAATATATAGCCTCATCCGTTAGCTGCGCCCTACGATCCATAGTAAGGTTTTTATATACCTGAGTTAACCATCTCCTGAAATTCCTAAACGTAGTAGCAAGCATCTTAGAAGGAGCCTTGCCGCGCTCAAGATACCTCTCGAATGACTCAGCAAATTTCTCATGATGAGCTTCCTTGATATCATCGAATGATTTAACACCCAAGAAATCAAGCATAGCTTTTTGTTCATCCGTCATTCCAAACTTAGCAGCAAGATCCTTTTCAACCTCAAGAAACATATGAGCCAGCTCATGAGGCAACGTAGACTTATCACTCTTCTTGCCAAGGTTAATCTCCCTCTCACCTGACTTGTACAGGTTGATGAATCCTCGATTATCTTCTTCGCCTTTTTGGAATAAAGGAAATCCCTTGCCAATAACCTTCTCTTTAAGTTCTGGAGTTATTTCAATTGACCAGTAGCCTAGTTCTTGGTGATCATGATCGCCACCATCCATATCGAAATGCTTAGGCTTCTCGCCAGTTAATTTCTTAACCATCGAAGGCATTTTTGTATCGTACTGAATCTTATAAAGCTCTCGGTATCTTTCTGACCATCGATCAGACAGCACGTTAGAGTCTGCCCAAGAAAATGAATCGTAACCATTCTCGATAGCATCAACCAAGCCTCGCTTAAGTCCTAGCTCAATCCATGCGTTTGCTTTGAATGGCGCGTCTGGAACACCGTCATCTTCAACTTTAACCGCCTCATATGCAGCATTTAAGCCTTTAAGTTTATCGCCATGCTTTTCTAAAAGATCAACACCAATACCAATATCGCCTTCATTAATTGATTGACCATCTAAAAAACCATCTAAAGTTCTTGTTTCGGTATCCCCGACTGATCTTGGGTAATCCTTGCCAGACGCCTTATTTCTTAAAGCAACAACAAATGAAGTGATATTTAAAAATGAATCATCATAATTAGCCGCAAAAGTAGAATACGCATCATGATAACTCTTTAGCTCAGACTCCAGCTCTGCCGTTAGAGTTCTCTCTGCATCACGCTTCTCATCTCTCTCGCCAACTTGGTAACCTCTCTGCCTACCCTGTTGATGCCAGTCAGATTGGAACTCGTCTACGAAATAACTATTTAGCATTGATGATGCGTTTAAAGCTTCTATCTCCTGATTTAATAGATAAGTTAACTCACCTTCTGTTTCCGCTTTAAAAGAAATCCCTTTGTCGTTTGTTGCAACCCATCCATCATGAGGAGTTTCGCTAATCCTAAAATCATCAACAGATGTTTGAGGAGAAGACAACTCTCGGTCAGTAACACGCAAGAAAGCAACGATGTTCTCATCTTCAAAATGAGCACTCTCAACAAATTCACCTTCAACTTCTGGCAAGGTAAGCTTCAACTCGCGATAGTTTTCATGCTCACCTTCAGTTATGTACTCTTCCCATTTTTTAGCATTGGGACCGTCTGAGTCCTCGATATCGCCAAAACTTAAATATTCTTGAGCCTGAACCTGTGCTTCACTTACTGAATATATTTCAGATGCAATGTGTTC